ATTAGAAGTTCTAATGAAAGAGGTGGTCGGATTTATTAAGGACGGAGATACGGCCGTTCAGATTATCCCTATGTTAAAAGAGTATTTGGAAATCAATGTTAAGAACGATGAACAACTTGTTAAATTGGCAACAATCGTTCAAAGAATTACAGCAGCAGAAAAAAGAGCATCAGATTCAGGAGATGAGTTCGGTTTAACAGAAGCAGAAAAAAATCAACTTATGGACGCAATAGAAACAGATGTTCAAGAGTTACAAATCAAAAAAGACGAAATAGAAAATTCAATCAGTAAGGAAAATTAATGGCCTATACAAAAACAGGTGAAATGTCTGGACTGGATACGGTATTTGACAATTCATATGTTACTAAGAATGAATTGTATGCAATACTTGAACAATTAAAAAAATCTGAAAGGTTTTATGAGTTGGAAATTTTTGAAGTTGTTAGTGTTGATGACATCAATGTAGGTGAAGTTACTGGTAGGTACGTTGTATCTGAACAAGGTGATACAATCGAGGAAATTGAAGATAGAACAATCTTACCACTAAATTCCAACATAATTCAGTTTCCATTACGAGGCGAATTGTGGTTAGGTATAGAGTATAAAGGGAATCATTACTACTTATCAAGATTAAGTGAAGATATTAGAGATATAAATTTTGAAGCTTTTAATGAAAGTACAAAAATAGAAAACAAAACTTCTGATTCATCGAGAGGTAAAAACTTTATAGATATTAAACCATCATATGCAGATGTTAAAATTGGTGATACACTATTACAGGGTAGATTTGACAATTACATTAATTTAGGAAGTGTTGAGAATACGGGTTCTATTCAAATAAATAACAATAGTTCACTATTATCAATGACTAATATTGAAGAACCAAGAGTTCAAATATTATCTGATAAATTTGTGGTTGGTGCTAATGATACAATTGATTTAATAGCCGATAAGGATATTAATATTAATTCAAGTCAAGGTGATGTAAACATTGAATCAGAAAGTAATATAGTATTAAACCCAAGAAACAGCACTATTGAATTTGATATCAAGAATGGTGGTACGATTTTAAGTTCTACAAAAGAAGGTATTCCATTTCCAGAATTAAATATGTCTGGATTTTTAAAACAAACTATGGGAATACAAAAATTATTTCAAGCACTAACTTTAGGAGTTCCTAAATTATCTAATCCAGCAACATTACCTTCTGGAGTAAAAGATATTGTTAAAGGTTTGGAAGGAGCAAAAAACTTTATAGAAGCTACATTAAATTTAGAATTTTTAGAAAAGGAAATACTTACTACAAAGACACCAGAAGAAATTGCAGCGTCATTACCAATACCGGCTGGAATTAAAAATATAGTTGGAGACATACAAACTTTTTCTGAGGGTATTGACGAAAATATAAAAAAATTAGAAAAGGTAGTTAGTGATAATGCACCACTTTTAGAAAACGCACAACTTATAAATAACGCTCTTGAAAGTAATGATAGAACTGCTATTTTAAATACATTGGAAAGTGTACCATCAGATATACTTCAATCGATACCAGGTGGAGAAGATACTTTGTCAATGTTTAAAAGTTCTAAACTTAAAGAAAAGGATATAATTAAAGCAAGAGAAAATGGAGCGTTTACTCAAATAGAAAATTACTTATCAGAAACCGCAACAGGTGAAAATGATTTAGAACTAATGAAATCATATGGAAAGATTTTAAATTTAACAAAACAGGAGCAAAAATGAACAAAAATAAATTAAAAAATATAATTGAATTAATTGTTCGTAAAGAAATCAAAAAACAATTAAGCGAGATATTTATTAATGAAGATAAAGAAATCAAACTATCAGAAGCGATTTCTAAACCTACACCTAAAAAGGTAGTCAAGAAACAACCTAAAAAACAATACACAAAAAACAAAGTGTTAAATGAAGTATTGAACAATACAAAACCATTGGGTTCATCACAAACAGATGAATATCCTACATTAGGAGGTGGAGTATTAGGAAGTGATAATATGGCAGATGTATTGGGTTATGGAGATTTAGGTATGGGACAGAATAAAGAAAGAGCGAGAGAAATGGGAGCAGTTGACACAATCAAGAAAGCAGGTGTTTCAGTAGATGCAGTTCCTGATGAAGTTCAAAATGCACTAACTCGTGATTATTCTGGTTTGATGAAAGCAATTAATAAAAAGAAATCAGGTGAAGGTGGTTTCAGACCATAAAGGTAAACAATGGCAAGAAGTGTAAGAGAAATAGATAGAAACGAAGATAAGAATGTTGGAATAGGATTCCCACTTGACTATACCGATACTGAAGGTTTTTTTCGTAAAACGAAGACAGTATTAGAACAGTCAAGACACAATCTAAGAAACCTATTATTAACTACACCAGGAGAAAGGATTATGCAACCAAACTTCGGAAGTCAATTAAAGTCAATTGTATTTGAACAAGGACAAGACATACCGAACAGAGTTGAAGAAGTTGTTCGTTCAACAACCGATACCTTTTTACCTTATATTAATATAATCAATGTATTCACCGTACAAGAAAAAAATGAAGTCAATGTACAAATTGAATTTTCCGTACCTTTAAATCCAGATACGATAGAAACATTAAGCTTTGACTTTAGAATTGGAGAATAAAAATGTCAGACTTTGGGACAAACAAAAAAATAGTAAAAAAAGAAGTAAATTATCTCGGTAGAGATTTTACAGATATTAGAGAAAACTTAATAGAGTTTGCGAAAAACTATTTCCCAAACCAATACAATGATTTCAATGAAGCATCACCAGGTATGATGTTTGTTGAAATGGCATCTTATGTCGGAGATGTATTAAATTATTATGTAGATAATCAATTTAGAGAAACACTTCTACAATTTGCTGAAGAAAGAAAAAATGTATTAGCGATTGCACAATCATATGGTTATACACCAAAGTTGGCAACTCCCGCTACCGTAGAATTAACATTTAGTGTTGAAGTACCATCAAAAGATATAGGTGGTAATGTATTTCAACCAGACTTAGATTACGCTGGAGTTTTAAGTGGTGGAACAACCATTGAAGCTTCTAACGGAACTACATTTACTTTATTAGATGACATTAACTTTAACTTTTCGGGTTCATTAGATACGATGGGTGTTGAAATGTTACAACCATCTTCCGGAACAAATCCTACGAATTACAGACTTACTAAAAGGGGATTAGCTGTTTCTGGTCAAAGAGAGTCAGAGTCATTTACTTTTAGTAATGCTAAAGAGTTTGATAAAATAGTTTTATCTAATGATAAGATTACAGAAATTATATCAGTAACGGATAGTGATGGAAATACTTGGTATCAAGTTCCATTCTTAGCTCAAGATACTGTATTTGATTCTATGGAAAATACAAGTCTTAATGACCCAAGCTTATCATCATATCAAAACGATACACCTTACTTATTAAAGTTAATCAAAACATCAAGAAGATTTACAACTTATGTTAGAGAAGACAACAAAACAGAAGTAAGATTTGGTTCAGGTATTAGTGATAATGCAGATGAAGAAATAATACCAAATCCAGATAATGTGGGTTCAAGATTAGGACAAGGTGTATCAAGATTAGATGAGTCATTTGACCCGACTAATTTTATGAAAACAGAAACATTCGGACTAGCACCAAGTAATACTACATTGACGGTAGTTTATAGTCACGGTGGTACAATAGACCATAATGTTGGTTCAAGAACTATCAATTCATTTTCAAGAAAGTCTTACACGATATCAACTGAAAATTTAAACGCTACCTTAAGAGCTGCATCAGAGGCTTCATTATCAGTAACTAATGAATCACCAGCAACAGGTGGTTCTTCTATGGAAACTATATCTCAAATAAGAGAAAACGCTGCAGCATACTTTAATGCACAGAACAGAGCCGTAACCAGAGCAGACTACATTACAAGAGTTTATTCATTACCACAGAAGTATGGTAATATATCAAAAGCTTTTGTTGTTCAAGATGAACAATTAGAAGAGTCTGGTCAATTACAAGTTATTGATGGAATAGCACAAAGAGTCAACAGAAACGCTGATAATATAAATCCATTTGCTTTAAATATGTATTTGTTAGGATATGACTCAAGTAAAAAATTAGTAAGACTCAATACAGCTGTAAAAGAAAATTTAAAACTTTACTTATCACAATATAGAGTATTAACGGATGCTATCAATCTTAAAGACGCATACATTATTAATGTGGGGGTAAAGTTTAATATTATTGTTAAGAGAGGATTTAACAAAAATGATGTATTGTTTAGAGCAATACAAAAGGTAAAGCAATTTTTCTCTACTGATAAATGGCAAATTAATCAACCAATTATATTGAGTGATTTAGCATATCAGATTTCATTAGTGGATGGGGTGGTATCATTAGTTCCACCAGAAACCAACAATCCTAATAAAGATTTAATTTTAATA